GAAAGTTAGAGGAATTACAAATTGAATTAGAAGATTTAGAATTAGGCGAAAGTCAAAAGGCTGAAATAATACAGAAATTCAATGAAGAGACTATTGCCAAATCAAAAGCTTTAGCACAGCAAGATGCTATGTTTACAAAGCTTACTAACGATCAAAAAGTGGGTTATGTTTTGGGCGGTGTATCTAGTATCATTGACAGTTTAGCAAGGGGAAGCGATGCGGCTAAAGGCTTTGCGGTTGCGGGTGCTTTGTTTAACACTTTTCAAGGTATATCCGCCGCTTTTGCGAGTACCGAACCTTTACCGATTAAGATATTAAACGCAGCTACAACGGCAGCGGCTGGCTTTGCAGCGGTTGACAATATACTATCCACTAATTCAGATGGAAGTGGAGCAACGGGAGGGGGGCGTGGCGGAAACGTTATATCAGCCTCCCCAAGATTTGACACCGTTGGCGATTCTAGCAACGTTAGAAATGCTCAAAACGAATCTGAACGAGATACCACCCCTCAAGAGTCTTATGTCGTTAGTGGAAGGGTTACTAATCAACAAGCCCTAGATAGAAATAAGCAAAATAATTCAAGATTTGTATAAGTTGTTTTTAAAATAAAGTAAATGGAAGAGCAGATATATAAGGCGGTTTGGAATGATGATGAAGATGGCCTATTGTATGGTATATCTTTAATTGAAAAACCAGCCAATAAATATAGCTTCATCGAGTTAAGCGAAGATCAAAAGGAAACTATAAAACTAAAGGTTGAGAATAAACTTAAGAAGCAACTAGCCTGTGTTGTTTTGGTTCCCGAACAAAGGATCCCTAGATTTACAGAAGAGCGTGGCAATTTTAGCGTTTATTTTGATGCGGAAACTATAGAAAAGTTAGCTCACAATTTCTTAACTCAAGAAGGTTTTAACAAAAATAACTTTTATAACCACGATCAAAAGGAAAGAATTAAGTCTAGCGTTGTTGTAGAATCGTGGGTAATATCCGATGAAACAAAAGACAAAGCCTTTGCTTTAGGGTTTAGTGATTTGCCCGTTGGGACTTGGTGCATCATAATGAAATTAAATGATGAGGATTGGGCGGAATACATCGAAACAGGCAAAGCCACAGGCGTTTCAATAGATAGTTACCTGTCTATGGAGAAAATGTTGTTTTCAGAAGAAAGTAGTATATCAACAAATATAAAAAAGCAAATGGGAAATTATTTAAAGCAGTTTATTAAATTCATGGAGGACAAAGACGAGATAAAAATGCTCTCTATTCCCATTGAAGGTGCTGAACCCTTAGAGGTTGAGTCTTTAGAAGTTGGAATGAAAGTAATGAGAGGTGAGGAGGTTATCACGGACTCGGAATTTGTCTTTGAAGGCATGACCTATAAAACAGATGGCGAAGGTATGATTTCAGAAATGGAACCTGTAGTCGCTGAAAAGGTTGACACGAAAAAAGAAATGTCAATGGAAGATCAAGAAAAGGAGCTTTTAGAAATGATTGCAAAAGATCCAGATATGGATAAAATCCTAGCTAAAAAGTATAATATGTCAGACGAGGAGAAAATTAAACTCGTGTTAAATATGGCAGAAAATTCAAAGGATGTTAAATCCAAATTTGAAAAGTTGTTTTTAGAAGAAATAAAGTCCTTAAAAACTAGCGGTGAAACTAAGGACAAAGAAATTTTAAAGTTAAAGGCACAACTTGAAGAGACACCAAATGCACCGAGAATAAAAGCGGAGGTTAATTTAAAAGATAAAACCAAAGAAAGTACGCTTGAGGCGTTGGGAAGAATTTCAAGATCTAACAAATAATAAATAAAGAAATGGCAACAGATACTACAGTAAATTCAGGTTATAACGGTGCATTAGCTGGTGAGATTTTCATCCAAGCGTTTAAAAAGTCCGATACAATCGCAAAAAATTTAATCACAGTCCTACCCAATAACATTGGTACGGGTTTTTTACCTAGACTATCTTACTCAGCAGAATTACAAGATTACGCTTGTGGATTTACTCCCGAAGGGGATGTTGATTATGACGATGTAGAGGTTATATTGAAGAAATTCAAAATTGACCATGAGTTATGTAAGGATGAATTTCATCAAACATTTCAAGCACAATCTGCGGGACTTTTTGCAGCTGCAAATGAGATTCCACAAGATATTCAATCAGCTATTTTATTAGCTATTGTTGAAAACTTGGGAGCGAAAGTTGATAACTTCATTTGGAACGCTGCAACACTTGGTTTATTTGCAAAGCTTGGAGCGGATGCTGATACAATCGAGGTGCAAAACACCACGATCACAAAGACAAACGTTGTTACTGAGGTAGAAAAAGCTTACAATGCTATTATTGACGAGGTCATGGACGAGGAGGATTTAGTTTTAGTTACTTCTAAGAAAGTATTAAAACTCTACAAGCAAGCAGTAGCAGCACAGGGACTTAATACCACGGTAGGCGATAAGGAGCTTGATTTCTTAGGCTTAAGAATGGAAAGTGTAGGAGCTATTGCAGGAGATCAAATCGTTATCTATAGAGTAAAAAACTTAGGTTTTCTTACAGGCTTGGAATCAGATCTTAATCAAGTTAATGTTAAGGACATGGACGAGTCAGATCTTTCTGGAACAATTAGAACTAAGGTAGTTCTTGAAATGGGAGTAGGCTTTAGTTTTGCCAGTCAAGTTGTATGGTACGGTAACTTTGCATAGTAGATAAATAAATAAATAATTTAAGAACCCTCTCTAAATAAAGAGGGGGTTTTTTATAAACAAAAAATAATTATGGCGTGTGATATAACAGAAGGTATAAATGGAGCAGATTGCAAAAACGCAGTCGCAGGCTTTAAAGCTTTATACGTTGCAAACTTTTCGGATTACGAATTCACCACTTCAGAAGATGAAACCGAGGGTATTCTATTGACAGGATTGCCAGCAAGTTTTGAGGTTCATAAATTCCCTTTAAAGAATGTAGGTAACACCTACACCGAGCCAACAAGCTCAAGCAGAGATACAGGAACTACAACTTTCAACGGAACGTTAACGGCGGTTTTTACAAAAATTACAGCCGTGAAATCTTTCCAATTAAGACAAATGGTTTTTGGTAGACCTATTGTGTTTGCCGAAACAAACGGCGGAGATATTCTAGCTATTGGATTGCGTAGAGGTGTGGAGTTTAATAATACCACAAATATTGAAGGACCTTTGGATGGTGCAAATGCTTACACCTTAGAGGGTGTATCTCAAGAAGCACAACCAGCTTACTTTTTAGATGAGGCTACAATTACAGCATTGAAAGAGGCGGTGGTCGCACCTTAATAAGTAATTACAAGTAAATAAAAAAAGACTCAACTTAGATAGGTTGAGTCTTTTTTTTTAATTAGTTCGTGTTTTTCTTTCATGGTTTTAGTTTTTTTAATTTATCAATTATTGTAGTTGCTTTTTTAGGTGCATTTCTTAATACACATAAATAAAAACTTTTTTCTAATAATAACCATTTTGAATTATCGCTTATTTTAATAGCTATTTCATAAAATTCATTAATTATTTTATTCCAGTTATACTCTTCCATAGTCATATTTTTTAAGCCCCCTTATTTAGGGGCTTTATATTTATAATATTTTAATTGTTGTGTGTGAATTGTAATCAAACGAGTTCCATTCTTTTTTTCCACTATCTAATTCCATTCTAAAAGAATTTATTGAAATGTATTTTGAAAAATCTTTTCTGATAATATTAGTTAGTTCTACTTCTGATAATTCTTTTGTTACTTTATCAAACTGATTTATAAATTGAACTTTCATAGCTTTATATTTTAATTATATGTAAATATACAACCAACAAATGGATTAACGAACAATTATTTAAACAAATGTATATTAAAGTTTATTCTGTTGTTTTTAGAATAAATGTTAGTAATTAATATCAACGATAAGAAAAACATTTACTTAAATGCGGATCTAACCATCTCCGAAGTTGAGAATAACGATAACGTTTTGATAGAAGGCGAGTTCAATACAATCTCTATTTATCCAAGGGTTTATATGGATGAGGTTACCATCTCAATTTACGATGAGATTACCGATGAAACGGTTGTAGAAGATGTATTTACTTCATTTGGGGATAGGGGCAGACAGGATATTTACGTGGATTTTGATTTTGAAGATGATAAGAGTTACTTGATAGATTTTAAGCAGGTAGATACTAATGTATTAATATTTAGAGGTCGCTTATTTTCTACAAGCGAAACCAATATACAGGAGTTTAATCGATTCGATGAAGACACCGAATCTGGAATTATAGAAGCATGAAAAAAGATAGCGTACAAGTATTAAATTTCAACAATTACGAGCGTATAAACCCTCAAAGTTTATTACAGATCGGGAATAAGTTTCTCACAAATGGCCCAGATAATAGTTTCTTTACGACTGTAGAAAATGCTTATTTAGGATCTGCTACTCTTCAGGCGGTTGTGGATGGCTATGTGAATTATATCGTAGGCGATGGATTAATAGCTGTTGAGGGTATTACCCAAGAGAAGCTAGATAGCATACTTTCCAAAGACGACGTTAATATGTTAGTTCACGAATACAAGCTACAAAGAAATAGCCCTTTACAGGTCATCTACAACAAAGCAGGAGATCTAAAAGTGACAAAAATATATAGTATTCCAGCTCGACAAATTGCCGTTGATAGGCCCGACGATATGACAGAAGATCCTTTGGCGTATTGGTTTAGTTTTGATTGGAATTTAAGGGGCCGTTTTCGCCCTCAATTAATACCAGCGTTTGAAAAGGGCCAGGATAGGGAAACAGAAATCTACTACCTTAAAGGACATTCACCTCAACCTATTTTCGCTCTACCCGATTACTTTTCGGGATTGCAATATGCTCAGATAGAAGAGGAGGTTAGTAATTACCTTAGAAAGCATATCAAAAACAACTTTTCAGCGGGTAAAATAATAAACATTAACCAAGGGGAAAGCATAAGCGAGGAAGCAGAAGAGGATGCAGAAGCAACGTTTAAAAGAAAATTAACAGGCAGTAATAACGCTGGGGAAATTATAGTTTCCTTTAATAAGGATAAGGATTCAGCAACTACTGTAGATAGTATTGAGATAACAGATGCTTACCAGCAGTTTGAATTCATATCTAAGGAGGCGAATTCCAAAATATTACTAGCTAATAAAGTTACCTCTCCGAGTTTATTTGGTCAAGCGGTTGCAACTGGTTTCTCAAGCGATTCCGAGGAAATGAAAACAGCATTAAAAACCTTATACAGAAACCAAATAAATCCAAATCGAAACACTATATTAACAGCTTTGGAGAATATTTTAAAGGTGGGTTATCCAGATATAAAACTGGAATTTGAAGATTTTGAAGAGTTAAGAGAGGACCAAGTTAACACAGAAATAGAATAAAATGGCAACACTACTATTAAAGGAAGATGACATCACAAAAAACACCCCCATAGGTGGTAATCTTGAGGCAAGTCGTTTAATTCCCGCTATAAAATCCGCACAAATTACAGCGATTAAGCCACTTTTAGGGCAAGCTTTTTATGATGAGCTAATAAGACAATTTATTGCGGGAACTTTTACAGGAAAATATGGTGAATTATATGAAGATTACGTTAAGCCAATGCTTATTCATTTGGCAACGGCTTTTTATTTTTCCTATGGAGCTTACAATATTGGCAATAAGGGCATATACAAAGCCACAGGGAGCGACTCAGAAGGTGTATCTAAGAATGAGGTTGATTACCTAGTAAAAGCACAGGAAAAGCAATACGAGTCATATAAATACGGTTATTTTGAATTTATGGAAGCTA